CTGTGCGCCTTGCACCAGCCAATTCCGATGCCTCCAGTTTTCCTTCCCGCACCGCAGCGTTCAAAACATCTGTTGCTTGTGATGCGCCAAGCGTATCCGATCCATACGCATTCATTGCGGAGGTTGCCAAATCTGCAATTGTTGCAGTTTCACCCAATCCAACCGCTGATGCTTTCAATGATGCCTCCAATGTTTGCATCGCCTCATCACCACGCAATCCCGCAGATGTTATGAAAAACAATGCTTCAGCTGCCTTTGATGATGAAACACCAAACTCCTTTGCCATTGTTTTAGCGGTTGCACCCATACGATCAACCTCATCACCTGCAATTCCCACAAGCGATTTGACCTTTGTCATTGACTTATCGAAATCAGTTGCCATTTTGATTGCAGCACCACCCGCCAATGCTAATGGTAATGCCAATCTTGTTTGAAGTGATTTGCCAACTGCGGTTGTGCTTTTACCAAATGATTTCAACCGCCCTGATGCGGTTTTGAGTGTTGCATTCAGTTTCGATGCATCACCCAATAAAGTAACTTTCAATTGATTATTTGCCATCCGTAGAATTTAAATGTAAAAATACAAAAATCCTACATCTTCAAATTCTTGTCAAATGTAGCTGACTTGACTTTGTCCAAAAATGAATTGTATTTGTCCTTTGTGGATTTTGGTCGATCCTTTTCCATTTTGGCATATATATCTTGAGGCAATGAAAACAACTTTTCAGGATCAATCATTTGCGCACGTTTTTGGGCATTCACATTGTACACCATTGCGGACAAATATCGGATGCGTTCCCACTCCTTATTGTGGTTGATGTAATATGATTCACCCAAAAGGTGATTTTCCTTCCAAGTGTGTTTCCAAAATTTATCAGGATCAATCCCTACTTGACCGATGAAATAATCCATCAAATCATCCCAAGTAAGTGAATCGGGAGTTAGGGTTTCGTTTTTTTTTGTGGAGTTTTGGTTGTGTTACGTTGCACACCCATATTCAAATCATTGCCAAGCACTCGTGATTCCATCATTGCACTTACAATATCCTCAAGTTTTTCCGCCTGTAAATCCTCAAGCCAAACACCAACCTTGAATTCATTGTAGTCAATTTCATTCCCCTCCTCCTGATCATTCGCAAGTATTGCGGAATAAATAAGCGCACGAATTGTTCCAAGTGAAATGCCCTCACCAAATATATCACCAATCTTATCAAGCGAAATGCCTAATGTATCGGTAAAGTTTGCCCAAAAGTTCATTGAAAAATGCAATTTGCGCATTTTCCCGCCAAGTTTTATGGAGTAGTATCCCCGTTGTTTGTTTGCCATAGTAAAAAAATAAAAAGCGCAATCCCCTCAAATTGCGCTCAAATCATTATGCTTTGTCTGATGCGGTAATTGCTCCAGTCAATGTGATTGATCCTGAATAAGAAACTGGAGATTCCATTTCCGCACTTTGCTCAAGTGATGAAAGGAAACCTTCCGCAGTAAAAATACGATCACCCGTTGTTGCAGTTCCAAAGATACAAGTCAATTGTGTACGTGCCAAAAGGAAATCAGCAAGTTCAGTCACGTTTGATGCATCATCATAAGTGACTAATCCATCAAATGAAACTTCACCGCTCATCACACCTGCGATCACTTCTTGAAATCCGCTTGAATCTTTTGTTGTTGCCTCTGGCAAATCAGTTGATAATGTTAATGAGCATGATGTCGTATGCCCTAAATTTGCTCCTTCTACTGAAAGAATCAGATTTGTTCCGTTAAATACACCCGTTGTTGGCATAGCTTATAATTTTTTAATTCTATACAAATATACTTATTTTTTTTATATGTAATCAATCCCAAAAAAGGAATGAACTCCATTATCACTCAAGGTGATTTCGTATTGCTCCCAATCCTCTGGCTGCGCTTCAATACCCTGCCAAAGCACATCAACGGAAAAATTTTCCGCCAAAACTGCATCGGTTTCGATATTGCCCTCTGCATCATAAACTGGTTGCTCAATTATTGGATGATATAGTTTCACGATCACGTGATTGTGTGATGGAAATGTTTCCCCATCAATTTCCTCCGATGGCAAAGCATCAATCAATGAATCCGCAGTTGCTTCATCAGGAAACTCGTATTTCTTAAATATATGGCTCATTTTATTTTTTATTTTATGGAGTTGTTATTTCAACCATTTCCGCATCGGTGAGTGCCTTGTTCCACATAAACGCCTCCTTGATTGGATTTCTTGAATTTGTATCACCCACTTCACGCAATTGCCCAAGCAATAAATCTTGAATACTTGAATTGAATGAACTTGCGGTGTGCGTATGATTTGCAACTTCAATTCCATTTATATATCCTTTGAAGTTTGTTGATGATATGAATTTCACAGCAACCTTATGCAACCCTTCGTAATACTCCGCAGATGGCTCAAAGTCATATCCCGTTCCTTGTGAACGATTTGTGAATCTAAATTTTTTGTTTGATGATGCCTCTGAATATCCGATTGAATAATACCTATCACTTGTTGCATCCCAACCAAATGACATACCAAAACCCTTAATTCCAGTTTCGATGCGCATTTGCACATACATTGTGAATGGATAATCAGTTGGAGCGTCTGCAAAGTTGTTTATTTCAGCTTCATCCTTGTTGCGTGTAACTTGTGATGCACCCGTTGGAATATATGATGAAACTGTTGATCCCGCTTCAACTTGCGCACCCCAAAAAAACATTGTTCCTCCAATACCATAATTTGCTGAAGGATATACATACATTATTTGAGTTGTGCCATTTGCGGTATATGTGCCTCCAATCCTAAACCAATCATTCGGATATTTTTCAATAAACGGATTATTTAAACCTGTGTTTTCAGGTATTGTTTCGTTGTACAAATTAAAATCACAAACTAACCCGCTTGCACCTTTGAAAATTTCAATTTGTGCTGTGGTTGTTGATGTGGTTGTGTCTAATTTAACAAAAACACTAACCGAATAAGTTGTGCCACTTGATCCCGAAAAACTTTGTGATTTCCTCCAATTGTTTGCGGTTGAAACTAATTTATCAGCGGTTTGAGTTCCATTGGGAGCAATTGTTGCGTTTGTAGTAACTATAACACCCGAATCACCCCAAAGGTTAAATTCCTCCGATCGTGAAATGTAGTTGATTCTTGATTCCTCCAAAAGCAATTCAGCGCATTCCGTTGGGTTTCCATCCGCATCCAAACGATAATTCAAACGAGGCACATTGTTGCCCATTGTTTCAATATATCCGCCTTTGTTAATGCGTGTGCCTGATCCAGTTCGTGTGAATGTGAAATCCCCATCACCATCGGATGGCAAAACGGAATAAACTTTGTCCTCCGCATACGCTGCGGGAATCATTGCCAAATTTGCGGTATCTTTTACTCCCATTTATTTGGTTTTATCTTTTATTTTTTCAAAGGTACGCAAACCACCCAAACCAAGCATCCCCAATAGAATGGTAATGAGTTGATCCATTTGAATTGCTGGAGGCATCACATCAGGTGAAACCCACGCAATCACATCACGAATGATGAAGTTGTACAATAAGGCAACCCCACAAATCCAACCAATGAATGGTCGCCAACCCGCAACGAATATACTCCGATGTTGTGCCTCCATTTTGTTGATTTCGCTTTGCACCTTCACAAGTTCCATCATTTTATCAGGATCAATTTCCTTGCCTTTGATTGCCTCACGCAAATCCTTTGCAAATTCACCCAATGATGATTGCCCTCCGTTATTCAATCCCAATAATTTTGCAATTAATGTTTTCATTAATATAACCAAATTACATTTTTACTTTTATCGGGATCATTATCAACGTGAATGAACGTTTTGGCAATCCCTAATCGATTAAATCCAACGAGTTTCAAAATATCAATCAAACGGAATCGATCCGCTGAATTGTCGCAACTCACATCAATCGCATATCCTTTCAAATGGCTTGATGTTTTTGATCCGCCAACTTCCTGGTTTCTTTTTTCAGTGCGCACACCCGAATTGATGCGTATTGGTTTGCCAAACAATTCACGTGCTTGATCAATCATTTGCAACACTTCGGCATCCATACGTTCACCACTCCCAATTTCATCAGGTGAATCAAATTCGCTTATTTTAAAATGCTTCATTTTAGAAACTCAAAATTGTGATTTGAAAATCCTCAACCCTTGCGGTTGCTCCGCTTTTATCAACTTTCACTTGTATTTTCACACCGCTTGTTTTGATTGCGCTTGTAACAAAAAATTGAGTTGTGCGTGAATAACGCACCTCATCCCCAGATGTTGCAATCAAATCGTGAGCAAATTCAACGCTTTTTGTTGTATCAGGAAAATACAATCTTGAATCCATTCGTGTGTTTGCTGATCCCGTTGTGATATCATAATCATTGCGAATCAATAAAACTTTCCCAACTGGCACCTCACTCAAATCAATTGTGTTGGTTGCTGAATCCCACAAATCCCCAGTGATGTAAGTTGGTTTGTATGTTGTTTCAGTTCCCGTTCCTGCCTTGTTGTTTGTTAAATCAACCCAAGCATCCGCAGTTAAATTGATGGGAGTTGCGCTTGTTGCAGTATCCTCATAAAAGGCAAACCCGCCTTGATCATCATATATTGCATTGATGCTTGTTTTTATTTCATTCACATTGGATGCGGTCACTTTGTAGATTTCCGCAAGTTCCGATGTTTGATTGTCCGTTTTATTTGTAAAAGTAATTTTTGCCATTATGATTGTAATTCAAATTGTAATTCCGCTTGTAATCCACCCGATGGAGGAATTTGTTCCACACGATTGGAAAGTTCAATGATTGCCCTGAAATATGTGTGATCACTCAAATCTTGCTCAATATATTGAATGCCCTCATTTTGTGATGTGTACACATTGAATCCTTGTTCGGTTAAATCAAAATAATTCGCTGATCGTGTGCGCAACAAAGATAAACATTCATCAACAATTAGGTTGCAATCAAGTTCACCGCCATTGTCCGATTCAAATCTTGTAACCACTTCAATCCTTGTAATATTCAACATTGTATTTTGTTTGGTTATCATCTATTGCATTTGTGGATAAACCATATACTCTTATATATGGATATACAGTACTCGATGGTACTCTGTTATATATTAAAACATTTGGTCCGCCAAATGTAACAGCACCAGCCAAAGTTGTTATAATTTTTTTTCTTATAAATTTGATAGGATCCTTCATTATTGTAAATCAGTTTTAATAGTTTTATTTAATCTTTTAAGTAAAGAATTAAATCCTTCACGAACTGAATTAAAAAAATATGGCCGAGGTTTTAAATTTATTTCTTTTACACCAGCACCCTTAAACATAGATTTTATCATAGCTGGATTTATACCTAATTCTTGAGCATCATTTGTGTTGATAAATCCACCAGTACCAAACTCAATATATGGTGCATAAACTGCCTTTGCTTCTACGTAAGCATTTTTATTTGTGGCACCATAACTAATTGATTGTTTTAAGTTACCTGTATCGACTGGTACTTTTGAAACTGCTTTACTAGCAATATCAGCAACAGTAAAACCAATTTGATTACTAAATTCTTGTTTACTAAATTTTTTTAATTTTTTTAGTT